CCGGGTTGATTAGATGGCGCGTGCCAGTTTGACGTGGATGACTCTCTGCACAACCTTGTGGCGAGAGGTTCCTGCCTTGGCTTCAGCTACCGTGTCAAAGCCACGGACGCCACAACCTTTCTCGTCTTCAAAGTCCCAGCCCTTCTCAAGGGTGACGATGATGCTGTTGCCAATGTTGCGCTCGTCGTCGATGTGAGCGATCCAGTGGCGCGAGGCCAGCAGGGTGTTGAGTGTTTTGCTCATGCTGGCCTCCGATTAACGGCTGGTGGTTTTGATGGAGAACACAGCGGTGGTGCTGGTGTACTGATCGACGATGCTCTGGGCGACACCCATGTCGGCGATCATCTTTTTGTAGTCGATCACAGTGCGGTTGGCTTCGCAGTAGGTGGCTTTGAACAACGCGCCTTCGAAGACCTTGGTGTCGCCCTTGCTGGCAACGTCTTTCATGGCGTCTTTGATGGCATCTGCCTGCTTGGTCAATGTGGCGATCTGAGCCAACAGAGTGCCGAGTTCGTCAGCAGAAGCGGGAGCGGTGGTGATTGCAGTCATTTCATTTCCTTGTTAAACCGGTCTCGTTGACCGTGAACGAATTCTAACACGAAGTTAGATTCTTCTGTCGAGCTTTTTTTAATTTATTTTTATTGGGACAAACCCTACCTACTAGTCAGACTAGTAAAAATGTTCCGGATGGTGACGTTCAGGGCGTCCATCTCGTCCATCTTGGCGATGGCCCAAGCCCTTCTTTGGCCGTGCCAGCCCATGAGGGAGCCTTGGTGGCAGGACTTGCACAGAGCCACGCAGGTGTAGTGGTTGCCCTGCTTGATGTGGTGGGCGTCTGAAGGCCCGGGAGCCTCACAGACAGAGCATGGCTGCTCTTTGACCATGACCACCCATAGGCGCTCTTTTGCGTTGTATTTGCCGTTCATGGCTGGCCGTGGAGCGGTTTGAATGGCTCTGTGTAGATTTGTCGATCCAAGGACTGCTCCGGTGGCCGATAACAGGCCGTGGCGTAATGCTTTAACTGCTGGATCAAGCCCACGCACTGGTTGTAGGCCAGTGCAGATTTGACATGCGCTCCATTGCCTTCCATCAGCTTTTCTAATCCTTGAATCTGGGCAAGGATCATTGTGTCGAGTGCTGCCTGTCGGCTTGCCTCGTCAAGCTCTTTTTTCCAGTGTTGGACTTCGTTCAAAGGTCTCATGTTGTGCTCCTATGCGACTGTTTTATCAAATGCCCGGTTGCTGGCCTCCTGCGACCGCCAGACGTCGATTCGGGCCTGTGCCGATACCAACCCCCACCGATACGTCTCCTCGGCCTCCACGGCCTCTTCCAGCCCCTTGAGCACCTCGATGTAGGCTGAGTCCGCATAGGCCTCGATTTCAGCCACGGCTGCCGACTTGGCGCGGCCATCAGACAGCGCCTTCTTCATCAGCATGGCCTTCTGGCTTTTGCGGAACTCTTCAAGGTAGACCCGGTGGGCCTTGGCCTCTGCGTACTTGCGGCCATGGGTGTACAGGTAGTCCACGGCATCGTTGATGTCCTTCTGGTCACTCATCACACACCTCGGCTTTTGTGGGTCAAATGGTTGTTGGCACCAGCTCTCGCAATGAATGCTGGTCTTGGTTCGTAGGGCGGTCGATCCCACACGCTGTTCCTTGGTGGGGGCGCGGCATCGGGGTGGTGCTCGATCAGCACAGCACCACCGCTCACGTAGCGTGCCGCGCTTTCATCTTTGAGTTTGATGGGCGCGGAGTTTTTGGTCGTTGGGTTCACTCGTAGCAGCTTGTCTTTGAGGTTTGGGTTGCCTGCAGCCAACTTCATTTGGCACCTCCGAGACGTGCGATCAGTGCGGCATCCGCCAGCGCTTGGCCTTTGCCCTTTTTGTCCAACTCTCGCCACTTGGGCCACAGCTGAATTGCTCGTGCTCGTGCGGCGTCTTTGTCGGTGCCGATCAGGCCTGCGGACTTCTTCCATGCTTGTGGCGTCACCATCGTGTGAGGGATGCCCAGTGCACCGAGCACGCCCATGACTGTGCCGCATGAGTGGCCGAAGTTAAACATGGACACCACGCCTTGTCCGGGCATGGCGTGCACCTGCTCGACGTAGATGTGAGTGCAGCAGGTCGATGCGATGAAGTCAGTCAGTGCGGCTGCGTTCACCCGAGTGGCCGTGCCGATCTTGGTGGTGGGCATCTCTGTCCACTCGATGGGTTGGCCGTCTTCCAGCAAAACCAGTGCGCCTGTTGCGCCGGGGTCAATTCCAAGTGTTCTCATTCGTCCCTCTCCTGATGTTGGTTTGATGCGTTGATCTGGTGGCGCTCCTCATCTGTGAGTGGCACTTCATTTCCCCATACGCGACTGGCGTATGCAAACAATTGCCTCATGACCTTTGGCTCGATTGCCACCTGAAGATTTTCATGATGGTTTACGGCCAGCCAAACTTGATAGCCATCAAAGCTGGCGTAGACGCCATCACCAAGATATTCATTGTTCTCGCTCATTTTTTGCCTTTCAGTTTGAAGTGGTCGCAGCGTTGCAGCATGAATCGAATCTGCATGGTGGGTTTTCCGTAGCGGTCTGTGATCTTGGTGCATAGCCGTGCCATGTAATGGCGGCATTCAAAGCACACGCGACGATCATCCATGGGGTCGGCGTCACGGTTCCACATGCTGTCTGCCAAGCGCCATGCGCCTTCTTCGCACAGGCCTTCAGACATGAATGCTTTGCGCCTGCGATCATGAGTGGCGATGGCCTTGTCAAGTTCTTCCCCGGTCATGCTTCCCTCGCTTTCAGCATGGCATCGGCCAAGATGTAAGCAGACTCTGCAAGATTTGCCACATCATCAGGACCGCACTCAATGCCGACCAAAACGCCTTGCATCGCCTTGGCAGCAAAGTAGTCGCGCAGGGTCATGCCGTCCGGGTTGATGTTTTCACCTTGTTGAACCCACTTTACGCCGGGAAACGCTGGTCCACCTGTGTTTGTGTTGCTCATGCTGCCTCCCTCATCCGCATGAGTTCCCTCAAGACCTCTTCTTGCACACGCTTCTCGCTTGCCCGGTGCGCCATGATCATGGTGCGTGCTGGCAGGTTTTCGGAAATCATCTCGTAGTCTTCGATGACGCCGTGCAAGAGGCTGATTGCGGGGCCGTCAAGGCGCAAAGGCTTGTCGTTCATGCTGCGTATGCCGCACTTGCCTAAAGCGTCTTCTGCGTCCTTGAGTGCGCCCTGCTCGTCTGCCACGAAACCCATGATCAAAAGAGTCTTCATGAAGTTCACGATGTCAGACAGCTTCTTCCAGTCTTCCATGGTTGGCTCTTCGGCGTGCAAGAGGTTGTCCATGGCCTCTTTGACGCGACCGATGTTGTAGTCGCGCTTGGCCTTTGTGATGGGGTTGTCTGGGTCGGCCAGCATCACGTCCCAGTGGCTGTAGGTGTAGCTGGTCATTTTTTTCCCTCGATGTTATTCAGGATTCCACGAGCCGTTGCAGCGCTCTCGGCGGCGTTCTGCTGCACTCGGACAGCAATGAACGCATGGGCTGGGTTGTTACGGTACTGATCCACTCGGGCGTAGCAGTAAGCGGCGTCGCGCTGGAACCAAATTGCTTTGTCTGCGGCGCTCATATCACGGCTCCTTGCTTGATCATGTTGACCAGCTTGAACTCTGGATTGGCGTGACGTGCTGCACGGAAGGCACGCCAGATGGCCTCGTAAACCGTGTAGCCACGGCGGTGAGTTTGCGCCGAGGCTGTGCTGTGCGTCTTGTAGCCGAATGGGTTGCCCACCAGCTTGCCGTTGCAGTCGAAGATGTAATAGCGGTCTGGATCGTATTTCATGCTGACTCTCCTGATTTAACCCACAACATCGTGGTGTAGAGAGTCTAACACAGAATTAGATTGTGTTGGCAACTATTTTTATTGTCGACGTCTCGCGGTCAATCACCATCTCGCCTTCGCACACAATGTTCCAGTCTTCGCTGCCCTCTTCCTTCTCGCTGCGGCTGGGGACGATCAGAATGACGTGCTTGGCGAGATATTCCTTCTTGCCAACAAACACCCGCCAGACGTGCTCAGGCGTGCCCCTCCCGGGCTGGCCCCGGGACTTGTTGAACCTGATCCTGAACTTCATAACACCTCCACGCCAGTGTCTTCCTGCTGGGGTGCCACGGACAGGTTCATGTGCACAAAGCGAACCGGGTCATAACTCGTGTTCTTGGTGAACGAATGAGGCAGCCATGAGTTGGTCAGGATCAGCGTCCCAGCCTCTGGGGTGAAGACGATCTGGTGAGAGCCAAGAGTGATTTTCTTGTTGTCGGCCTCAGGCAGGTTGACGATGACTTTGCCGGGTCGGGGATCGTGAATCACCATCCGGCAGCCACCCTTGGGCACGTCAAGGAAGTAGAACGCGCTGATCTGCGATCCATTGCCGTGGACGTG